GTTAAAGAATTAGCTTGAACATTAGATGTAACTCCTCCACCATTTATATATCTAACAGTTAATGTTGTATTTGAAGGAGCAATACCAAAAGTATTTGTAAATATAAAATTGGTAGGGGAATATGCTGTAGTTAATTTATCTTGTTGGTATGGTAATCCTAAACCTACGTTTTGAGGATTTGGAATAATTACCTCAGTTGTATCAGTTGGATTACCAGAACCAAATAATAATCTTAAAGTAGTAGCATTTAAAAAACGAGTAGCAAATCGGTTTTGGACTTGTTTAATTTTTAATAAATTAGGAGTATCTGTGTAGGAATAATAATTTGGATCGTTTGGATTAGTATTATCAATAGAATCAAAAATAGCATCTTGAGCTAAATTATCTACTTCATACCATTGATTTCCATTAGAATCAAATATATCTAATATTCCAATAATATTATTAGCACTAATATCTACATAATTAAATGGGATAGGTTCTCCAAAAGTAAAATTAGTTGTAGATATAATTCCTGAACGTGAAGATCTTGTTTTTTTCAATAAGAAAGAAACTGGTATACCAGCTGAACTTTGGTATACAGAAACCGTTGTTGGATCAAGAGAACTACTATATGAAAAATCTATTTTATCTTGAATAGTAAAAGTAACAGAACTATTAAGAGATGAATTAATGATTGTATTTTGTGGAACTTGTAAACAATAACTATAATCAGGAATATTAACACTTGATGAAACTATAGAAGGGACTGTTTGATAAAATGTTAATTCTGTTGTAGCCGCACTCGTAACTTTAGGTTTATATCCTAGCATATATGCTAAATCATACAAATTATTTGTTTGTCTAGCATATTGGATAAAGGTTTCTTGAAATTGGTTATCTAGGTAAAATGATAAAACATCACCTACATAAGCTGCCATCTCCATAAACATCATACCAGGTGATGCTGGAGTGAAATCATTATATGTGTTTGGAAAATAGGTTTTAGAATAAGTGATCAATTGATCTCTTAATGAATTAAAATCTCTATTTAAATAATTTATATCTCTTCTAACGGCCATTTTATATTGTAATGTTTATTGTTTCTGTTATTCCAAAATTTTGGACTTGATATGTAATTTTTATAATATAAGTATTATAATCTGTTTGTTTATTTATAGTCACAGCAGCTATACTTACATAAGGAAAATATTGGGTTGTTTCATCTTGAATAATTTTTTTAATTAAATCATCCGTTATAGAATCCATATTTTGAAATATAACGTTTTGTAATCCACTTCCAAATAACGGATTAAAAACTCTTTCTCCTTGATAAGTTGAATAAAAATTTACTAAATTAGTTTTTATGGCATCTCTAGTCAAATAGGTTGATTCAAATACTGCAGGAGCATTAAAGGGGAGTTTTACCCCTACTGCCTTCTGAGCTGCTGAATCAATTGGAAATCTATTTTGAACTATAATAGCCATTATTTATTCATTAAAGCCATTATTTGGTCTAATCCTACACTACCTTCAGGTAATGCTCCATTAACAGCATCTACAGGTCCGTTTGATTGGAAATTACCAGCATAAGCAGTAGTTGCTGCTCCTCCACCTTGCATTTCCTCTAAAATACCTCCAAACATTGCTTGTCTTTCTTGAGGAGTTAATTTTTTAGGAGTTGAAAGATGTGGTTGAGCGTAAGTGTCTCTAATTGACTCCGTAACAATTGTTTTAGGAGCACGAACAGCTTCCAATAGGATATCTTTTAATTCCTCTTGAATAGCTTCCCTTACTGCCTCTTTAATAATTTTTTTAAAATCTGATGGTTTCATTGTTTATAAATATTATATTGTTCCAATTTTTTGTTGTGTTCTTGTATCTATTAAGGATTTTAATTCCTCTATTAATGTTTGGTTGTCCGTAGTAAACGAATAGGGGGTAGCTATTACTGTAATGTTTTGGTTATTTTTTGCTACTGCTCGTCTTTGTATAAGTGTTGGGGAAAAATTTTGTTCTTCTATTTGAAGTGAATATCCATTATATGAAGTATCTTCATTACTAACTGGTGTTTGTGTAGATGGTAAGATTGAATTAATTGTTGGATCTAATTCATTTATAACAATTGTAGGATCATTTAAACATTTTTTTATAACTTCAGATAATTTAATTACTATATCGTTTATTTGACTAAGAGGACCTTGAACTAAAGTAAAAACACTAGATACGCCTCCTATACTTGATTTTAAAATTGATAATCTTGGAAGACCATCAGGTGTAAATAACAATTCTTGTCTAGTAATATCAATGGTATCTACTGCGGATACTACTGCTCCTGGTAATGTAAGAGGGGGTAATGCTGAAATGGTTGTTATCAATACAGGTAATAATGTACTTATGGTTCCTATAATTTTTTCAGTAGTATCAATATAAGGTTGAGTAGTATTTACAACTTCCTTAATTTTATCTAAAAATAAAATAGAATTATTTATAGCATCTACAGTATTATTAAATTGACCTATTATGTTTCTTACAACTGTTTCATCAGCAGGACATAAATAATCAGCAACATCCTTACTTAAATCAATTCCTAATTTTTCTTCTGCTAATGTTATTATAGCTGGGAGTTGCTGGTTAGAGATAACAAGTGCTTGATTTAAAACTAAACCTTGGAGTTTAGCTAAACCTTTTTGTTTTTGGTCTTCAGGTATATTAATAGAAGAAGCATCAGTAGGTGGTGTTTTTTTATTTGCCGCCTCCCTTGCTTTTGCTGCTGCTTCTCTAGCTGCTTTACGTTGTGCTAATTTTTGTTTTAAAGTATCTGCCATATTATACTGTAAAATTATCTTTAGATTTTAATGATGGTAAATTCTGTTGTAATTGTGTTAATGTAGCAGATAATTGAGCCGATATAGCATTTAACGGAGCTAATGGTGTTCCTGGAGGTGTTGATACTAAGGTTGAGCAAATATCAGAAAATGATTTTAAACTTGTGATTAGTTGGCTTAATAAAGTTACTGCTTGATCTCCTAATAATAAAGGTTCAGTAGCATCTTTATCTCCTAAATACATTTTATCTGTTTGAAATACTGCTTTTGGAGCATCAATATTAACACTATCTACAGCATTTAAATTTACTGATTTTTTAGATGTTATTAAAATATGGTCTTCAAAAGCATTAATTACAACACGACCTGAATTTATTATAATTTGATTTGAAGCGTATTCTTTTGGTGTTGTGGGGGGATTTGATGAATAACTATCATAGTTAGTACTTGATGCTTCTAATGGTATTTTTTGGGTTGTTCCAAAATATACTGAACCTGAATCTAAATTAATGTTTTCTGTTGTAGGTTTCCAAGCAGGTTCAGAATTATTATATTGTCCATTTCTAATAATTAAAATAGGATCCCCATCATTTCCAGTTGATGACCAATCATTTTTTCTATCTTTAACTGTTGATCCAAAACGTATTGATTGACCCCAACGACCTTCATATATAATATCACCTTCAAAAGGTTGTAAACTTTTAATATTTGATCTTTCTTTAAATGTTTCACCTAAATTAATTTCTTGAGATTGCGGAGTATTTTTTGAAGTTGAACCTAATTCAGCTTGTTGAAAAGTTTTATCCTGTGAAGGAGTTACAGTAGTATTAACTAATGGGTTTGGTAAAGCATTATTATGAACACTATTCCACAAATTTAGTGGTTGGAAATAATAAAATCCACTTTCGTTTAAATTAACAAATTGAGGATCTTGTGATGAAGGTGTTGGAAAACTTATAACATACGTTAATTCATTAATTAAAGGGACTTGAGTAATATTAGGAAATAAAGGTTTAGCAAATTTATAATTTGTTAATTCTGAATTATCCTGAACATCAGGAGAAGGGTTTGTAGGAGAATCAAAAAGAATTGCTCCTAATGTAAATTCACTTCCATATTGTTTATATATTTCGGTTTGGTTGGCTTTAATTTGTTCTAAATCTAAAAAAATAAATTTTACTCTAGCAGGTTTAATAGAAAAACTACCTTTTTCTTGTAAAGTATCTATTTGGGAACCAATAGTAGCTGATAAACCTTCGTTATATAAAGCCATTATTTACCTCCTTTTAATTCATTCATAGCAGATAATAACTGCTCTTTTTCCTCATCGGAAATAGTAAGAGAACCATCAGATGTTACTGTAGCCATAGCACGTTGAGCTAAGGCAGCCATCTTAATTAGAATATCATCGTTTTTAACACTAATTTCCATATATTCTTTAATTAAAGGAACAACAAGAGTAGCGTCCCCAATATCAGAAATTAATGGTTTTAACTCGTTAATTAGAGCTGTTACTTGTTTATCTTTTTTCTGTTGGTTGTTGTAAATTTCCTCTAAAACATCGGAGAATTTTTTCTTACCAAAGATAATATTTTCAAATTGTGACATAAATATACATTTA